TCCAGAATGCTAGAGAACCTTTGCGACCGTCAAGATGCTGGTCTGTGATTAGAGCGATCTTCATAGTTTTCCTCCAACGATTCCATCAAAAGGTTTGGAAGTCCTGCAGTTTGCCCAGTTAGTATTGATACCTTCCAGGTGGAATCTCGTTCCTGAAATACAAACTTCCCTCGTGAGTGCTGTGATGAGCGGCGTACCATCCTTACCATAGCTAGACCACGTTCCAAAGCGTTTTTGTTCAACACGGAATTCTCCCCACTTAGTTTTAAACCATTCATGTTCAGCAATTTCAGGGTGTTCACTCATCGATTCATTTTAATTTCAATATTTTCTTTGATGCTATTCATATCAGATCTAGATGCATTCATGCTAGACATGTCTCCATTATAGTCATCGACATGCATAACAGTTTGGGAGTCGGAATGATCTAAAAGTTTCTGTTTGATTTCCAACTGCTTCTTCTCTTTCTGAATGCGTCTCAGAAAAGCGTAGTAGATAATCTGCGTGAAGTAAGCAAATGGATTAGAGGACTTCTCGGGATCGAAGTTATCGATATACTGCAGACAGTTCTCAATACCATCACAAATCATATCCTCCCTAAAAGGATAATTAACAAAGTTAGGTTTGTAAGACAAGTGGGTTGCAATCTTAAGGAAGCATTCACCGATGTAATTAGGAACCCTTGGTTTTGTTTTATTGTGTTCAGAAGCGTAGATCACCCTCTCCCTATAGACAGTCATTGCCTCAAGGAGTTCTTTATTATTTACATAATACTCGGTGTTCTTTGCTCTCGCCATTTGTTTGGTTTTGGTGATACAGAAAGTATATCACAAAATGATTGTGTGTGCAAATTGTAAAGGGGCTTGACTAAACCTCAGAAACTCAGTACAATAACCTTGTGGAGGTTCAAAACTAATAGCTATAGCTTTAAAGCTTATTAATCAGTTTCTTCCAGATAAATCTTTTCAAGTATCTGTCTTGACTGTTCTACTGAACCTAGGTATCCAGGTACTAACTTATTAGTAGTACCTCTTTCTCTATTTTCTGCTGCTAGTTGTCTTGATTTCTTCTCTTGTGATAAACACTTTAGATAAAACTTTTCTATTCGTTTATCACATTCAGACATAGTAAGAATATGAATCTTAGGTAATACAAATAGATCATCAAAAGATGCATGAATCCAATCTTTTAAAGTAAATCCGTCTATACCCTTTCCCCTTTTAACTACATGCTCTACTTCCATTGGTTCATGAATCAAACAAGATTCTTCCTCAGGCATGTAAGCAATTCTAGCTACAATCTCTTCACCAGATACTAGTTTTATAGTTGCATAAAATTCTTCTTCCATACGTTTACGTTCGTAGGTTTACTTTAATTACCTCATACTTAAAGTTTTCCGAATGGTAGATATTCACTCTCTCGTTTAAATGTTTAAGAGTGTAGTTTCTACCATTAATATTATCAGCAATGTCGTACAAGGTTGCTAGTTCTTTACCTTCACCTTTTCGTAGAACTCTACCAATGGACTGTAAGTTACGTACACGAGACTTACTGGGTGATGCAAAGATGATGTTGTGTAATCGTTTAATGTTAATTCCAGTAGAGAAGGTTCCATATGAAGCAATAATCACTGCATTGTCTTCGGTTTCAGTTAATTGTCTTACCTTCTCTCTATCCTCAACGTCAGTTCCACCATGAACAAAGAAAATTTTTCTATGCTCATCTACTGATCTATTTATCAAATCATGTAATGGTTCACCATGCTTTTCGATATAGTTAAACAGAACCAAGGTATTTCCCTCTAAGTCTGCTACTAAATTTTTGATGATATTGTTTCTTCCCTTGTGCTGTACAATGAAATCAATTTCTTCTTGATATGATTCAAAGTATTGCGGGGAGTGCTCACATAATAGAATTTTGATCCTAAATTTAGATAAGTAACCAGACTTGATTAAGTCGTCAGTTTTGGTAACCTGCTTACAGGATCCAAACAATCCTTCCAGTACCCACTTGTGTGTCTTGCTACCGTCAAGCGTACCAGTGAAACCAAATCTATATTTTGCATTATGAAGTTTCGTCATAATGCCTGTTAATGACTTAGACTTAAACAGATGTGCTTCATCTCCAATTACACAGTCAATGTCGTCAAAGTATCTCTTAGGAAACTTGTAGATAGACTGCCATGTTGAGATGATGACTTCTTTATCTGTGTTCTTATCTTTTCCACTATAAATCTTATGCACATGCGAATCGGCATCCCATCCATACTGCTTGAAATCGTTGACCATCTGTTCTACCAAGGACGTAGTAGGGACGATGATGAGCGTTTTCTTGTTGGTAGCGCAATAGTATCTGACGAGGGCATAGATCATCAAACTCTTTCCACTGCCCGTGGGAGAAAGAAGTAGTTTGCGATTATTCTTCAGTGCCTCATACACTGCTTTGTATTGATACTCACGCGGTTGTATATGGGTGATCTTATCCATGAAGACTTTAACCCCCTCATAGGAAACAAAATCATTTGTCTCTTCTACTGGACCATACCAATCATTCAATTCATATGAAATCTGATATTGCTTATGGTGTGCCCACTCATGCAAGTGATCTAGCAATCCTCCATACAACTCACCAGTTCCTGGGGAATACAATCTAATCATTCCGTCCCAGTGTTTATACCTGGGATTTCTTTTTAGAAATTTTGCTTCGGGAACCTCAAATGAAAAGTAATCAGATAATTCGTAGTGAACATGTGGATCTCCCTTAATAGTAACGTAGACCTCGTTCTTCTTTTTGATTACAATGTTGGTCATTAATCATTCCCATTAATAAACTTTTCCCATTCAATTGCTGACTTGATTTGGAAACCACGATTAGAGATTTGTCTCATCACGCTATCCAAGAAGTAAAGCATTTGATCGATGTATTTGATCTTTGCCTCTAGAGCAATGATGTCCTCATCGGACTCTAGATAGGTCTTCATTTTTTCAGATGTTTTTATAGACGCACCAAAAGGTTTCTCTGCATACGTTTTTGCATCTGCTTCTCCACCGTAGTATTCTCTTTTATCCCTTACTAGTTTACGGACTTGAAACTCCAGTGATGTTTTGACTTGCGTTAAGTCTGTATAGTGGTTTAAGTATTTATTGTGCTGGAAAGGTATCTCTAGAGCAAGCTTGCCTAGATCTGTTGTATACTGTTTGTTCTTAAATTGAAAGTCTACTTCAGAGTCTTCTGCCCAGTCGTTTCTAATTTTTTCAAATAAATTACGAAGATTATCAAATTGCATTAAAAGAATCGTCCCTCACTTTATAAGTATGATATTTAAATGTAACGCTTGCAGTCAAGTATTCTTGATCTGATAGACTTGCATCAAATTGAACCCCAGACAAAGAGATGGGGAATAGTCCTTCAAAAGATACTGCTCTACGAATATTATAATTTGATGTTGCGATGCCTAATTCACCAAGACTATATTCGTGCTCTCCAGCACCTTCCATTTGATCAGAGTTACCATTGTCTCTAATCCAATTATGAATAGACATGTAATTAACCATGTCTTCATCAATAATGAACACGACATTGAAATCTCCAAACGTAACTCCTCCACCAGGAACTACTGGTAGAGAACGAAATCTGGACGGTACTTCAACGACAGGCATTGAAAGATCAGGAATATTTGCAGATTGGCAAAAGAAATCTACCCCTGGAAACTTCTGTAGGTTTAATTTAAAACCTAAAGGAGAGAGGTAGTTTCTATTAGTAAGTTGTTCTTTGTACCAATCAGCAGACATGCCAACTTCCCAAGCTTGTAACTATTTATCTAGTCACATTTCATGGAATTTGTAGTCCAAAACTACTCTGTACAAAGAGTCTCTTAGACTCCATAAGTGCTCTTGTTCTTCTCTTGGTCTAGCTGGATATCCTTCCCACGTCTCAATTCGTTTGCATACACAGTGATACAAAAGATGTATGTCTCCCACCTCCATCTCTATCTGGTATCTAGTGGGTTCATCTTTGCTCATGGTTTGCTATCCTTACTTGGTATTAACTGGTATGCTAGTTTATCTCTCAATTTATTAATCCTCTGCTCATCAAAATGAGAAAAATTTGGATACTTTTCTACCTTCTTATAATAATGTAGTGCGTTGAGGATGATTGTATAATCCTCCATGGTCAATTCAAAGTTCATGGATTTCTAGGGTCTATTCCGAGATCTTCTAAGTATGTAGTCCACCAATCTGGATTACGTTTTAGTTTCCATCTCGGAACAGGTTTCCCCATAGAATCGTAGTATTGCTTCAGACTATCCTCTATAGTCTGTGCGATCTCCATATTCCTCTTCCTCTTCATCAACGTCTGCATATGGATTTTC